AAGAAGATTGTGGAAGAGTCTAATGATTGGTCTGCTTTGCGAGAAACAATCACGATCTCAACAACCGCTTCGGACAATACCTATTCGCTAACAGGATCTGGCGACAACGTAAAAGTAATGTCAGTAATCAATGATACTCAAAACTGCTTTATCGAGTATCAAACTAAAAATTACTTTAACGACGCACTGTATATATCGAATGCCTCAGAAGGTGCGCCTAAATACTTTACCTACAATGGTTTGGATTCTAGCGGCGACACCCAAGTTTTAGTTGGGCCAACACCTGACGGCGTATACAGCCTTCGATTCGATGTCATTAAAAGACAGGCTGACCTTTCTAGCAATACAGATAGCCTTCTTGTTCCGTCTGCTCCAGTTATTCATTTGGCTGTTGCACTACTAGCTAGAGAGCGAGGAGAAGCTGGCGGCACAACAGCGGCTGAATACTTTGCTGTTGCTGATAAGTTTCTATCTGATGCGATTGCAATAGATGCGGCCAAGCATCCAGAAGAGATGATATTTAGGACGGTCTGATATGGCACAACAACTACAAAGCATTAATCTTGTAGCTCCAGCATTTAAGGGCGTTAACACCGAGGACTCTCCTCTCGCGCAAGACCCGTCTTTTGCTGAGATTGCAGATAATGCGGTTATTGATAAGCGAGGCCGTATTGCCGCCCGCAAGGGTCATACAGTTACTACAACCAATAAAACTGTACTTGGCACTGACTCTTTGCGAGCTATTAAAGAGTTTAGGGATGACGGCGGAAACACAAAGATATTTTCTGTTGGCAACAACAAGATTATTAGTGGCACAACTACGCTAGTTGATGAGACTCCAGGTAGCTACACAATTACTGCTGATAACTGGAAGCTGGTTACCTTTAACGACAAGATTTATTTTTTTCAAAGAACTTACGAACCGCTTGTTTATGACAATGCAGGTGGTTCAGTTGTTAAGTTAAGCACAGTAACAGGTGCCTCTGGTGCATCTGACATACCGAAAGCCAATGAAGTGCTAGCGGCATATGGTCGTCTTTGGTGTGCTGATATAGCTAACAACAAATCTACTGTTTTCTGGTCTGACTTATTGATAGGTCAAGATTGGACAGGCGGTACTAGCGGATCTATTGATATCTCAAAAGTTTGGCCTGACGGTTACGACGAGATTGTAGCGCTAGCGGCACACAACGGATTGCTGATTATCTTTGGTAAGCACAGCATTGTTGCGTATCAAGGAGCAGAGGCTCCTGCCACTATGTCTTTAGCAGATACCGTGGCCGGTGTTGGCTGTGTTGATCGAGATACCGTGCAATACACGGGTACTGACGTGTTGTTTTTGTCGCACACAGGACTTAAGAGCTTTGGCAGAACGATTCAAGAAAAATCTATGCCAATTAGTAGCCTGTCAGGAAATATTACAAAAGACATTATTGGCGCACTTCAAACAGAGACTAGTTTTTTTAGATCGGCATACAGCCCAGAAGAAGGCTTTTATCTTTTAACTTTTGTTGGTCAAGACGTTACCTATTGTTTTGACGTGCGAGGAACCACAGAGAACGGTTCGTATCGTGTAACTCGATGGGTGTCTACAGGGTTTACTTCGTACACTAGAAAAGAAAACGGCGACCTGTTGATTGGCACATCAAATGGAATTAGCGAATACACAGGCTACACCGACAATGACAATGCATATCGATTTAAGTATTACAGCCCAAGCCTGACGTTTGGCGACAGCTCTCGAATTAAAATTCTTAAAAAACTTAAGCCGACACTGGTAGGCGCAAACAACGCTACGGTGTTTTTGAAATGGGCATATGACTTTGAAGGTACATATGCAACGGCTGAGTTTACGGTAGGAGACCAGATTACTGGTTTTTTCGGCGAAAGCGAATACACAACGGTTGAGTTTACTGGTGGTGCACTAACTAACCAAAGAAGTCTTAATGCAACAGGCTATGGCACTAGTGTTGTTGTGGGTTTGGAAGCGGATATTGATGGCTCTCAGCTATCACTACAAGAAATTAATGTAATGGCTTTGATAGGAAAGCTACTTTAACGGGAGATAACAATGGCAGAAGAAACAAACACAGGCTCAGGAAGCCAATTTTTTGATTTCCTAGGAGGTCTTGCTGATTATGCAACACAGCCTGGTGTTTTGCTTCCTGGAGTTATTGGCGGCCTCTTGACGGGTCAGGCTTATGGTCGGCTAAGTGATATAGGACAGCAAGCGGTTTTAGGAAAAACCATTGATGGTGTTCGTATACCAGGCGCTATGGAACTTGCTGAAACAGCTTTAGAGCAAACTCAGTTCCGTCCGTTTACCGTAACGACCGCTACTGGCGCTGGATTTGGTACTCGCGTTGATCCTGTTACCGGCGAAGTCAAAACAACTATGGGCCTATCCCCTGATGAACTAGCAATGCAAAGACAGCTTTTGGGCGGCGCTAGCGGTTTCTTTACAGGTGCTACAAAAGATCCTTCTGTTCGTGAAGAAGAGCTATACGGACAAATTAGAGACGCTACTATGGCTGATGAGCGCGCGGCTCGTCTTGGCTTAGAAGAGCGTTTGGCGGCTCAAGGCAGGCTTGGCGTTAAAACAGCGCAGTTTGGTGGTACACCTGAGCAGTTAGCTATGGAGCGGGCGCAACAACAAGCTATGGCACAAGCAAGGCTTGGAGCGGCACAGCAGGCTCGTCAAGAACAGGCTCAACAGGCGGCTCTTGGTCAGCAGTTCCTTGGTGCTGGTTATGTGCCACAGCAACAACTTCTTGCGGCTACGGCACCTTCGCAATATCTTGCAGGTCTACAGCAACAAGCTCAGCTAGAAGGTGCTGGTTTGTTTGGAGAGACTGCAATGTCTGGATTAGAAGCAAGACTAATAGCAGAGCAAGCAAGGGCAAACTTGCTGGGTCAGATTGGCACAGGTTTGTTGTCTGGTGCCTTTACGCCACAACAGCCATCATCTGCATCTGTAATAGGCGATTTGTTTAGAAGTATTGGCGGTGGCGGAAGCAGTGGCGGAAGCAATGGCGGAAGCACTAATCCTGGCGGAGGAGGCATTTAAGATGGCTAGATTTTCACAAGCATTTTTGCAAGGGCTATTGCGTCCTACATATGAGCAAGGGTTGTTTACTGCCGCACAACAAGCAGGGCAGTTGCCTGCGCAGATGCGTCAGTTGCGCGAAGAAGAAGCTAAAAAACAACAACAACTAGAAGAAACTCGTCGTTTTCAAATGATGACTCCAGAACAACAATTTGACTTTCTTGAGTCAAAAGCAAAAACTCCAGAAGAAATACTTCAAGTTCAAGGAATGAGAGCCGAAGCGGCACAAGCTAAAGTTAAAGCAAAAAAAGCAGAAGCTGATGCAAAGTGGGAGGCATACACTAGAGGCAAAATTTTAGAAGAAGACAATAACAATAAACTTGTTGATAGTGCTTCTTTAGCCGCTGTAGAGAGTGGTGATATTGATAGCTATATAGCAGGGCTTTCGCCTGAAATTTCTAATCCTTTAAAAGAAAGAATTAGACAAGAGGCTGTTGCTATACAGAAATCAAAAGAAGCTACAGGTTTAATAGTAACAGAAAGCACATTGCCTCAAGAATATATTAAAGCACTGCAAAATAATCCAAGATTAATAGATAGTACAGAAGCTCAAGAGCAACTTCGGTTATATAACAACCCTCAAAATCCTGGAGATAAAAGACGTGCGGCACTTGCCTTGCGGGCTTTGGTTGATGCAGAAGATAAACGCGCTAGAAATTTGTATAACTCTGAAGTTTATGCAAAAGATCGTGCAGGCGATGCGTTTCGATACCTTCAAAGCATGGAAAGCGAAGTTTATTTCTTTGAAAATAAAGACCTTCCTAGAATTGTTCAAAACTTAGAAGGCGATGATCTTGTAGATTTTAAAAGAAAACTTGAGCTTGAGTATCGAAAAAATCCATCAGCCAATCCTGAACAAGCGGCACAAAAAGCATTAGATCAAATGCAGATAGAAATACCTGGAGCAGAGCTTGCAGAACAACGTAGAGCTGAGCGCGGAAAAGTTGAAGATATGCGAGAGGCCGCCATTCAAGAATTAATGGATAGCGGTATGGATAGAATAGAAGCAGAAAGAGAGTTAGTAAGACAAGAAGAAGCTCGTATTGCTAAAAAACGTCAAGTAACGACAGCTGGTATAAAAGCCGCTAGAGCGGCAACTAAAGAGAGAAAATATGGGCCATCCCATAGAGGTTAAGTAAATGAGTTCTGTTGAAGAGTATCTCAAACTACTTTCTGAGGAAGAAGCTCCAGAGTTGTCTGAGCCTAATACTGGCTCTGCTGTTGATGACTACTTTAATTATATAGAGCAAAAACGAATAGCTAGAAATGTTGGTAATGTTCGAGCAGTGGCTCAAGGTCTTACGTTTGGTTTTGCTGATGAGCTTGAAGCGGCGGCATCCGATGAAGAGTATGAAATTGCTCTTGCAAAAATACGAGAAGAACAGCGGCGATACAAAGAAATGAATCCTGGCTCTGCTATTGGATTTGAGTTAGCTGGAGGATTGCCTGGAACATTAGCTGGAGCGGCAACCCTTAGTCGTTTAGGAGTTAAATCTATTGCAAAACAGGGTGCTATTGAAGGTTCAGCTTATGGAATAGGCTCTGGCGAAAACTTTGAAGAGCGTGCCGCTGGCGCTGTTGTTGGCGGCTTAAGTGGTTTAGCTTTAGGAAAACTTATTGATGTAGCGACAACGCCATCGTCCTCTGGTGGATTACGTACTGAAGCACATGACTTGGCGGATAAGTCATTAAAAATAGAACCTCAACTTGCTAATAAAGATCTTGAAACTGCCAGAGCAAATGAAATTTTTGATGAAGTAGATAATCCACAATACACTCGGAAGCCTTTATCAGAAGCAAAGACGGCTGGTGAGCTTTGGTCTGGTTTAACTGGCGCCGTTAAAAACTTCTACAACGATAAAGTTACTGGCGTGTCAGATGAGCTTATGCGCGTTGTTAGTCCTCAAGTTGGAGCTAGATTTCAACGTGCTGATGAAGCCGCTCTTGCTACAACTAATAAAGAGCTTGATGATTTATCAGAGCGTTTAGTTCCTGTTATCAAAATTATTAATGATAGCGAAAGAGCTAAAGGTGTAATGCTTGATTATGGTGCAGGCAAACTAGGTAAAACGCGCGCAGACTCTTTAACCCGATTGCGTAAAGAGCTAAAGGAAGACCTCAGCACAGAACACATGAACGTGCTTGAGGCATACCTTAACTATAGCTATAAAAAGAATGCTCAGCTAAACAAAAAAGTATTTGGCGCGGCATTTCCAGATGAGCTTACTTATTTACATACACGCAATATATCTAGATACAAAAAGTTAAAAGATGAAGGCATGACAGATGCCGAAATTGAAAAAATGTTTGAAGATCCAGGAATGGAGCGACGTACTCGTGGATCATATCTTAGTAAAGATCCCAATGCTCCATTACCAGAAAATTACGACAATCCAATTATTTCGGATATGCAACGTATTTTTAAGATGGAGCGACTTGCTCAGGTTCAAGAAAAGTTTGGCGTTAAGATTGATGATGTTCTTTTAGCAAAAAAAGCAACATCTTCAGAAGGCGCTCTTGTTGCTTTAACACCGCAAGAATTTTTAGATTCACTGTTCTATACATTAACTCAAAAAGGAATTAGCAACGATGGCGCCCAGTATGCCGTTAACAAAATAACGGATACGATTATGGGTCAAGCTAAAACTCCGCATCCTGCTATTCAAGCCGCTAATTCATTAGCTTATGCGACCACACTTGCTGGCCCCATGTCTGCAATTCTTAATCTTGCTGACATTCCATTGTTAGGTGCTAAATATGGTGGTCGTGCGGCGCTTGAAGGTTTAAAAGTTCTTAATCCATTTAAGAAAATTCCTAGCCCAGATTTGCAAAAGATGGGTTTAAACAATCAAACTTTTGGTGAATTTGTTAACAAAACAAATGAACTTGCGTCAAACAACCAAGGGTTTATGGCTGGCATTGCCCACCAAATGCGTAAAGGTGCTGACTTTCTTATGAAAGGATCTGGCTTTGCGGCTTTGGATAGAGTTGGCAAAAAAGGTGTTATGCGAGGTGTACTGCGCAGTGCGACTGATGACGCAAAAATAGGA